ATCGTTTCGGCCTTCGTGGATTCCAGGAGCGAGGGCTCCGCAGTCGGCCTGACATAGTTTCTGCCCATGCCCACGAGAATGCACCCGGAGCTGTCCTTGACCGCATCGTTGCCGACGTGGATGCGGATTCCACGCTTCGCTGGTACGGCGGCGTTATAGAGCAGGGGGAGCTCCCTCTTGAACTTCGGGGAGACGCTGTTCTCGATGGAATAGAGCCCAGCGGAGATGGCCTTGGCGGCGTTCTCAAGCGTGTAGCAGACGAATACACCCCCGAGAAAAAGACGGCCTAGAATGGCCTTTTCCGTGCGCTTGTCGCGTATGAGCGTGAACATGCTAGAACCTCACAACCATGGAGCACTTGTCGGCTATCTTGTAGTCGTCGTTTCCCCAGTGATTTTTGCCGCCCGCGAACCACTCGACCGCCTTGTCTGCACATCCGGCCTTGAACCTGCCGATGCCGGACTCGCGCAGCAGCCCGCGGAATATGTCGTCACACTCCTCGCGGCGTAGGACGGAGTAGCCCTTCGTGGTGTAGAGCCAGTCATGCACCGCACCCGCGACGTTGTAGAGCGCGTTCCTGGAATCCCAGCTTGGCAAGAACCAGCGGAACGCCCACGGGACGGAGAGTCCGTCGCAGCGGAAGCCCTCGCGGAATGCGAAGGTGTACTCCACTATCACGCCGTCGCGGTCAGCGCGGACTATGAGGAGGAACTGGTTGTTGAGGACGTGCGAGCCGTCCTTGCGCGTACCCCATGCGGGCGCGGGCGATAGCATAGCGTTACGGATTGTCACGGCCATGGCCTACCTCCTGGAAAATTCCACCCACAGGAAAGCCGCGACGATGAGGATGAGGCCGAGGACGTTCACTTCCTCTCCTTTTCCTCGCCTTCCATCTTGCCGCGTATGAACGACACGTCGCTGCGGATGTCGTAGAGTAGCACCTTGAACTTGTCTATGTCCTTGACCTGCTCGCTCATCTGCACCTCCAGCACGGCGATGCGGGAGTCGCGCTTCTCCCCGTCCGCACGCTGGAGGTACTGCAGGTAGCCAACGCCCGCGGCCATGAGGGCCACGAGCCCCGTGACTACTGGCTGGAGGAACTTGCGCCAGGCTGTCGATTCGGTACTCATGGTGTCATTCTCCGATGGTCGTGTAGAACGTAGGTCTAGGTCGGTCATACGTAACTTATGTTGGAATGTAGTTGTACTTAGTAGGATGTGCAATTACGTTGTCGCACAGTCCTTGTCGTACATAGTCTGCCATTCTCGCATACCCTATCCTTCCAAGATGGATATTATTAGATACAGCGTGATAGATGGAGAAAACCGTCGTAAATTCCAAACCGAAGTCAACTACAAGCAAATTGTACTTTGCTGCAATTTTCTTTATCACTTCGTTCGTAGTGTCTATACCAGGGACTCCTCCTCCAGCAAATATCGTACAAAGTACAATATTCAAATCGGGATTTTGTGCCAGCATCCCTTCAATAATCTTGCAATAAGACCCAGTATTTGTATTTGCGTAGTCATTGTAGTCATTATACGGGTCTACATCTACATCAAGTGTATCGGTTAGCCCACCATTCGTTCCAAGACAAATTACTGCGGTATCGTAATCGGTGTATGTATAATACGGAAATCCCTTTTGCTCGCCTGCGTTACCATCCCACCAATTTTTAGTGCTCCAGCCTCCTCGGCCCGCATTTTCAACTTCACATCCAAGCAACTTTTTCAAAAAAGCAGGGTAACTTTGTGCTGGATGCAAGTCTGAACCGGTATAACTTCCAGCAGTAAGAGAGTCTCCGATAGCAATTACGTTGTCATATAAAACCTTGTAGCAACTAAAATTATTCTTGGACACTTTAATATTTGACTTGTTGACGAGCTTGCACGGAGTGTAAATTTGCACATTTACATTGTCGGTAACAAGCGCATTGATTCTAACAACTTCTTCTCTTGACTGACAAGTGTATGTGATAGTCTTCGTTTCTCCGTTTTGCAGTGGCGCACAAATTTTTACAGGCTGTCCGTCACTCCATACACTCAGTTGATATACATTAGTGTCGTACCACATACGGACAACAAGGCTTTGACCTTGCGTAAGTTTGACATCCGAGTAACGCCATCCTGTATTGTTGACCCACCCCGCATTATAAATAAACGCTTTTCCTGTCGTCCACGTTAAGGCAGGGACTTCGTAGATTACTCCAAAATCGTCAATAAAGTCTCTCGCATCGTTGTCAACTGCACCGACTTTAATTTTGTCGGGCGGTTCATATTCCGTGCTGGACGAACCGCTTTCAACTTGGATATTGTAAGATATAGAGTAATTAATACCTGATGCCGTAGATACGCCTATATAGCACAATGTATCCGAAGAAAGAGTAAATGTTGAAGAATTAGTTGTGCCAAGTAATTGGGCTATAATACTATTGTCGGAATTTTTTAGCAATATAACCGCAACACCTCCCGAAGCCGAGCGGGAAAATGTATATGTCCCTGCCGAGAGCGTGAACTTATCCGTTACAGGCGTAGTCCTCCCACCATTGTCGGAAGCCAGGCCACTTACGGCAAGAACTCCGCAGTTATATGTAACCGAAACGGCATTTACAGTCGTATTCTTTGTAGTAGTGGGGACGAGGTTCTTGGATGTCTTGACATCCAAAATATAGTCATACACATCTTCAATCCGAAGTACATCTAGGTCATCCCATACTCCACTGTGGTCTGTTTTAAATACATAAACATTTCCACCACGAGCAACGAAAGAGCCTTTCGTATAAGTTGTAGCACCGCTTTCATCAAATGCTTGTGCCGCGTTCCCGGCGAGTGCGTTCTGCGCCGTCAGCTTCAGCAAGTTGTCAGCCGACATCGCGCCAGGGCCGTTCGTCTCGCTGTCCACGAGGATTTTCGCGTCCTCAGCGAACGACGTCACCTCGTCGAGAAGGTGTACGTTGCCGAGAGCCACGGCACTCGGGTCGAGCGTCACCTCGTCGATTTTGTCGTCGATGGCTTCCGAAATGGTCGTCTGCGTCCAGTCCTCCGGGTTCCACTCGCCAGCCGTCTCGACCGCAGTCGTGCACTGGTACAGCTTGCCGTCCGGGCCGATTACCACCTCACCGATGGCGTAGGTCGAGGACGCGCTGAACGCCTCCGCGATGTTGGAGGACTGCTGGCCCACTTTTTCTGCCACGCCTCCGGACGTGACCGGGTTGAGCGAGCCCGGTGTCGGGGTCTCGTCGAAGTGCAATTCCTGCAGAACTTGCGGGACCTTGCCGTTCATTGTCCTTGTGTATGCCATAGTCTTACCTCTTGAGCCTCTCGGCTCGGTTGATTGTTAATTCCTAATACTCTACCATCCTGGAACGGTTCGCTTCCTTGATGTACTCGAAGTGATACCACCTCTCTCCGTCGGTAGAGATGAAGTCGATTTCCAGCCTTACCATGTTTCCAAAATCCGTAACAACGAGGGCTGTTTCAGTCGCACTTAAAGTCTTCGTTCCGTGCCAACAACCAACGGTGTTGCCGAAGTACGTGACGGCTATCTTGAATTCCTTGGGGTCGTCAGTCCCTAACCTCCGCCACGTAGCCAGCACGTTGTATACGGAGGAGCCTGGGTCGACAACCTCGAAATACACGGAAATACTATGGGTCTGTCCAGCCATAGGATACAAGTAGTCTTCTCCGACAAGGTACATCCCGGCAGTGGTGGTGTCTATCGTCGGGGTCATGAATCCCATCGAGCAGAGCCGAGCAAGGTACAAGATATTTCCTGACGGTCCTCCGCTGAACACGCTCATAGAACGGTTCGTGTTGATATACGAAAAGTGTTGCCCCGAGTCGGATACCTGAATGGGCCACGCCACGGCGCCGCCTCCATCTTCGTAGACGATGACAGGTAGGTCGCCACGCTTCACGGCGTTGTTTCCATCCGTCTGCGGGGTGTCCAGCAGCTCGAACTTCGCGACGCTGAACGTGGAGTAGTCTACGTAGGAGTCGTAAGACGAAACGACGTATTTATTGATCGGGGCGACGTTCTCGTTCTTCCCGAATAAGTTTTCAATAATAATCCCGAGATAGAGCAACCACGGGGCGATTATGGCCTTCGTGGAATTCAAGCTATCGTTCTTGTGGATGCTGCCGTAGTTGTTGAGCACAGATACGTTGACCGCATTAGCGTAGAACGTCGAAGGATCGGGAACTTTCGCGTACAGCGTTATCTTGTCAATTGCGCCACCGTTGCCGTTGTTGCGGCTCACCCTCATGAGCTCGACGAGGCGCGTGTTCCCGCGGCCCTTGTACTCCGCCCAGCCTGCGTCCACTATCCACTTGCCATTCGACGGCTCCGCGTGGACGTTGATGTTGAATCGGCCATGTTCCACGATTTCGCTGTCTGCGCTGCCCGTGTTGTAGACCGTAACCTCGAGCGAGAGCGAAATGTTCGTAAAACAGTTGGAATATCTGTCGTTGATTCCAAGAGCAGCAATATCGAGGCTCCCGATATTGGCCCACAAGTTGTCCTGGTCTACCGACGTGTCGTCAACGAACGAACCAGGCCCGCCCACGTACTTCTGCGCCTTGATGTTGTCGCGGCCCTGCTTCAGCTTCTCGTCGTTGAATTCCTGCGCAGCGTCTACGCGGACGTAATTGTTCAGGACCTGATCTATCCCGAGGTTCTCGCGGCCCTTCGCCTTTTCTGCGTCCGTGAACGTCTGCGACGCATCTACGCGGACAAATTTTTCTAGGATGGTGTCGATGCTGCCGGGGGTCGAGCTCGGCGTCATGTCGGTAATAGTGAACAGCGTGTTCCCGGACGGGTCCTTCACCTTCATCCAGTACGTCTTGTCGTCCTTTACAAAAAGTCCGTCCACGCGCCCGTCCGAGTCGATGGGCACTGGCTGCTGCATGGCATGCAATTCGTCGTTGTAAACTTCTGCCAGGTCGTCCGTCCCGTCGAGATACACGGTGACGGAGCCGCCCACGAGGAGGGCCCCGGACCTGTCCTGGAACTGTTGTGTCGGGTCGAAAAGTCTCAGCATCTATCTTTCTCCACAATCAAACTACACGGGGCGCTAGTACTCTGGCCACATCAGGCGACCGCTGCTCGTGCTACCCATGGCAGACCCTATCGTAAATCCGGATTTTACGATGAACATGTTGTTGAGGTCCTCGTCCCACATGTCGCCCGGCGCTGTCTGCCCCGCTGCGATTCCGCCGAGCACCTTGAAGTTGCTGGCGCTGCCGAGAGACGGGAATCCGGCGATCCACTCTCCCATCCGGATCATCCCGGACGAGTCCTTCATGTAGTCCACGGCGCCGTCCGTGTAGTGGAGGTACGGGCAGAACAGGTACTCGGGTACCGTCCGCAGGTAGAACGGGTACGAGTCCGGACCGGTAACGGATGCGCCCCATACTCCAGCGCCGTTCGTCACGGCCGCAGGTTTCCAGTCGGGGCAGTTCCCGATGTTGTCCTCGTACGTCCACGTTCCCGCGTCGTCGGCGATGAACTGCGTAAAGCTGAAAGGGTGCCAGCGGAGCATCTTCAGCGGGTGCTCGTCGGAACCCAGGAAGATGTTCCTCGTGATGTTCACGACTCCCGCCTTGACCTTCCCGGCGATTTCCGTGTGCGGGGACTGCGCCGTACCGTACATCGTGAACCAGAACCTGCTGGACTCCGTGAAGGTGTTGTCGACCAGGGAGAGCTCGTAGACGTAGTCGCTCCCGGAAACGTACGGGAGCAGGTCCACCTTGGCGCCCCCGAAACAGGAGCGCATCGAGAGCCTGTTCAGGCGCCACTGCCACTGCTGCGTGATGCTCACGCCATTGAGCGACACGAGCTGCCCCTTGGCGTAGGTGTCGGCGTTCGCGTCGCTCATCCATATCTTGCCCTGGATTTTACCGCCGTTCCACGTGATGGCGCAGACAGCCGGGTCTATCCCGGTGTTACCTTCGATAATCAGCGCGCTGTCGTTGCCTCCGAGGTACGCCATGCCGTCCCAGCTCTTCAGGACGATTTCCGATTTGTTCACGAACAGCGCCGTGCTGGACGAGGAGTTCACGTAGATGTCCGCCTTCACGTTCTCGAGCGTGCAGCTCGCCCCGGATACGTTGACCGAGGACGTGCTCACGTTCTTGAGCGTCAGGAACCCCGCCATGTCGATGCTCCTCGACATCGCCCTGTTCTCGAAGTCCAGCGTGTCGGTGGTGATGGACGGGGCCCTCTCCCTGCGTTCCTTCATGACTTCGTACCAGCGCCGGGCGGATTCGAACTTCTGCAGCTCCGGCTGCATGGAGAACTGGACGTGGTGTCCAGCACTGATGAGGCCGGGGTCCCAGGCGGAAGACGCACCCGTGAAGATGCCGTCGCCGTACCCGGTGCCGGTGAGCACCACGAAATCGGACGCCATCCTGAATGGTTGACCCTGCACCACCACGTTGTCGAGCGTAATGGACGCCCCGCCGGAGTAGACCGTCGCAATCTGGCCGAGTGCCACGAGTACGCGATTCTGTAGTGTGACGTTTGCGTTGAGTTCGAAGTCCGCCATGTAGTTCGTGGCGTCTATCACCATCGTCCTGGCCCCGCATCTCCAGAATCCGCCAGCGGTCCTGAACCACGAGGAATGCGCCACGGCGTCCGCCGCAGTGAACGTGAAGTCCGCCACGTAGCTGTCGCGCGTACCGATGACCTGTACCTTCGGGCATGCGAACCCTCCGGCCGTAAACTTTGCGCCCGGGTCGAACAGGATCTCTTTGGTCGTGCTCCAGGTGTTTGCGCTCGTGTACGTTCCTCTCGTAAAACGGACGCGCGGCGCAGTTGCCATCTGGAACGAGCCGACCACGGCCGGGTAGCTCAAGAGCAGCGATACGTTCGCCTCCGTCCCGGGCTTCACGCCGTAGACGCCGCACGGGAGCACCTCATCGTCCCACATCAATATCCACTTTCCGGTGTCGCTCACGTCGGAGCCGATGACGTATCCGCCGTCCTCCTGGTTCTCGCTTTCGGAGTCCCAGACGTAGGTGCGCGGCGGGCAGTCACCCTCCTCGGCGTACCACTTGACCGTGACCATGCCGAGTTCCGGATTCACCTCGCGCAGCTCTTCCACCGTGTTCACGGTATTCCTGGAATAGCTCGCGATGTCGAAATCCATCCCGACCTCGTAATCTCCGACCGGCTCGAAGTCCGTGTCCGGGGACGCCACGGAGAGCATCCCATCGGCCCCGATGTACTTCTCGATGACCACGTCGAAGACGCCGAGCGCCGTGAAGATGGTCGAATCGGTAAGCCCCGCGTGCAGGAGCTGCGGGTTCTCTGCCTGGACGTATTCTCCCCCCTCGAGGGTATAAAGGTGCGCGTATTCGTCGGAATCGTGCAGGAAGACCTTCATGCGGCCTTCGACCGGGAGCCCCGTTTCCGGGACGATGTACGGAGAATTAGGAAGCGCCAGCCGAATCATCTCTGCCTCCGAAGATCCTGTCTGCCAGGTTCATGTCCATTTCCATCTGCCTGTTTTCCAGGTCCATCTGCTGCGCAGCGGCCTGGTGCTCGAGCTTCATGCGTCCGCTCTGCGCCTCGATGGCCGCCTTCTTTGCAGCGGCTTCGAGCTTGATGCGCTCGCGCTCCGCCTCGATGGCCGCCTTGTCGGCGTCGCCTCCGGACGCCAGCTGCGCCTTGAGGATTTCGTCCTCCATTCCGTACTGGTGGTCGAGCTGCATCTTGCGGAGCTCGAATAGCTGGTTCTTGTCCTGGCTCCTGTCGGAGCGCTGGAAGTCATCGACCTGTGCTGTCAGGCGCATGATTTCCTCGTCCTTCTGCTCGATGGCCTTCTTCATCTCGCCGATGACCTGTTCCATCTCCTGTTCCATCTGCGTCGGTTCCGGCACGCTGTTCAGGTCGACGTAGAGCTGTGCCAGGATTTCGTTGTCCGGGTGCGTCTTCAGGATGGCGTTCACGATGGAGCGCTTCTGGTTAGGCTCGACCACGTTCATGAGCGCCGAGAGCTCCGCCCTGGCGATCTGGTTCTGCATGTAGGCGTCGGGTCCCTGCGCCACGTCGATTTTCTTACCGGGGTAGCCCATGAGCACCATCACCGTGTCGCCGAGCGCCTTGAAGCTCGTGCGCAGGTGGCTGTAGAAGTGCTTGATGTTGTTCTGGAATACCTGGCTCGTGTACATCACGGCCGTGGCCGTGATTTCGCTCTCGTTGTCGGCGAGGCCCTTGGAGTCCACGCCGGTGATGCTGGAGAGCATGTTCATGGTGCCGTCTATGATTCCCTGCAGGTCCGTGAACTGGATGTTCGGCGTGAACACCTCGGGAATCTTCAGTTCCGTCTTGTTGTCGTTCGCGAGACGCTGGGAAGGCAGGATCGGGTTCACTCCGGAGCCAGCCTGCTTGTAGTACTTGTCGTAGTCCTTGAAGCATTCCATGTAGCCGCGGAACATCGGCTTCGGGGACAGCGCGAGGCGGTCCATGAGCTGCACCATCGCGTAGTTCACGATGCGCTGCACCGTCTTTCCCTTGGCAATCAGGCCACGGTAGATTTGCTTGTCGTCGTCCGTCCAGGTACGCTCGCCGAATACCGGGAAGATGGGGATGCGGTGGATCGGGAGCGCCTTGTCCGGGATGGCTTTACCTTCCTCGTCGGTGTTCACCACCTCGATGTCGTTCACGAACGTGGCCGTGTGGCACCCGTCGGTGTCCAGGTAGTAGTAGGTGACGATGGGAATCAGTAAACCGTTGTTGAAGGCGCCCGTGAATACCGGCTGCGCCTTCTTGTCCGGGACGTACTGTTCGCCCATGTGCACTCTAATCCATTCCTTGGAGCGGTAGTCGATGAGGGCGCCTTCCATGGCGTCGGAGCCGTCCAGCTCGTTGCTGTCCGGGTCGAGCATCACACGTTCCGGGTCCGTCACGGCGTAAATGACAGGCACGTTGCGGCCGTCGGAGGTCTCGTCCGTGCCGAGCGCCAGTACGCCGAGCCCGAAGGACACCACGTCGAGGAGCGCCTCCTCGGTGGCGAACCTGTTGGAATCCTCGCTGAAGAAGTCGTCGATTTCCTTGTCGATGTCCGGGTCGCCTGTGTACCAGGTGTACGGGAATGTCGAGTACTTGTTCGCGACGCTGTGCACCTGGTTCGCCAGGACGTTGACCGTGACGCGGTTGCGTGCCTTCGATATGAAGGTGTCGTCCGCCTTCGTCCACTGCCCTTCCCCGCTCATGAAGGAGCGGTCCTCCCGGATGCGGTCGTACATCTCGGAGTACGCGTCGCGGGAGCGCTGGGCGAATTTCTTGAATTTCTGGAGTAGATTCTCTGCCATATGTCCTTCCACAATTAAACTACACGGCGGTTTATTTCACGTCGAAGGTCGGACGGGCCGCGGCCGTACCTCGGAGCAGGTCGTTTCCTTCCTTCAGGAGCCAAATCTTGAACGCGTCGCGCTTGGCCGGGTCCGGGTGGCCAGTCACCACGATGCCGGGGTTCTTGCGGATGTCCTCGATGAACATCTCGGACTCCGTGGAGAGCGGCCCCCTGCTCCCTCCGAGAATCTCGGAAGCAGCGAAGGATGCCTTCTTGTCCTTCCTCGCCTTGTCCTGTTCCTTGCGCAGGTCCTTCGGATCGACCCCGAACCTGGAGATGGCCCTCTGGGCTGCAGCGTCGTTTCCGGCCTCGTTCGTGATGTAGGACTTCAGGACGTCCACGTAGGTGTTCGGGTCCTTGGCGTAGTCCTTCAGGCCGCGCTTCTCCATCATGGCGATCAGTTCCGGATTCTTGACCATGGCGCGCTTCGCGTAGTCGGGAGCGCCATCCAAAAAGCTGGCGTCGATAATGTCGGCTACGCTGCGCTTCGTCTCCGGCATGGCCTTCGCCATGTCGCGCTGGATGTTCAGCCCTTCAGTGAATTCGTCCACCGCGGCCTTGTTCTTGGAGAGCTTGCCCACGTTGACGATGTCGGATGCCGCCTGGAGTTCTTCCGGGGTCATGCGGTCGGGTTTCACTCCGCGCATCACCTTGTCGATGTACTGCGCGTCCGTTTCTTTCTGGTGCAGCTTGATTTTTGCCTTCGCCTCGTTGACGAGGTTCAGCCCCTTCTGCTTCGGGGACGTGTTGTTCTCGAGGAAGTCAACGACCTGGCGCGGGAGCCTGGAACGCACGCTCCCGAGGTTCAGGAACGCGCCGATGCTGGGCGCGAGCACCTTGTTCACGCCGAGGTTCGTGGCCGTTCCGAGCCCTGCGTCGATGGCGGCGTCCTCCAGCCCCGCGTAGTCCTTCGTTCCGAGGCCGTAGTCCAGCGCCGTGATGGCGGACGGGGCTATTGCCGCGGCGCCTACCGTCCCGGCGACCTTCCCTGCAGTGCTGCCGAGCAGCCCGCGGGAAATGGCGGCCTCCGCCCCTCCCATCGGGATGGCGTAGGCTGCGTTCTGCGCCACGTCCATGATGGTCTCCGCCGCAGTCGGGTCTCTCCCTTCCTTGAACGCATTCATGCGCCTGGGAGTGAAAAGGTCGGCAATCTTGCCCGCCGCGAAGTCGAGCGGGCGCACGATGTTTCCGTCCTCGTCCTTGCCGTGCAGGGCGTTGTCCCTCTGTGTCACGATGTCGGCGTTCATCTTGTCCAGGTTAGCCTGCCGCCATATTTCCTTGACGGTCTCCCAGCCGCGCTCGCCGAGCGTTGTGTCCTTCTTCAGCGCCTTCTTCTTCCAGGCCGCCTTCTTCTTCGGGAAGTCGTCGATGAACTGTTGCATGGCGGTGCGTCCGCCTTCCTCGTCCTTCAGGCCGAGCAGGCCGACGACGGACTCGTAATCGGGAATCCCCGGCTCCTCGGAGCGTTCCAGCTTCTGCGTGAGCCACGGGTAGGTCTCGCCGAGGGAATCCAGGACGGCGTTCGTGTACAGCTCCTCGGTAATTCCCGGGGCGGTAGCGAGAATATCGGTGACGCGGGGTTCGATCCAGAGCCCTGCGTTCTTCCTTGCTGCGATGATTTCGGACACGGTAGCCATTATTTCTTCCTCTCGAGGTAGTCGCCGTTAGGCCCTGCGACCCACTTGGCGATCTTGAGCACTCCGTTCTTTTCCTTCTTCGTGAGGCCGCTCCACCAGGCGTTCTGCTCGGCGGGGCTCTTGCCTTCGATTCCGGCCACCATTCCGTTGATTTTCTTGGAGAATGCGTCGGCTTTCGCCTTGTCCTCGACGGTCTTCCCCTTCGATTCCTGGAGGAACGAGAACAGCTTGTCGAAGTCATCGCTGTTCATCTTCGGGCGGAGCACGGTGTCCACGTAGGTCCGGTCGTCGTCAGTCAGCGTGCCGTTCGCCTGCTTGTACTTGTAGAAGTTCACGAGTTCGGTCACGTTCTGGCCCTGCGACGGTCCCTTCTCGAGAGCCGAGCGGAGTCGGTCGTATGACGCGGGGAGCTGCTGGCCCGTCTTGGACTGCCATTCCTCGGCGGAGCGGAGCGCCACCTCGATCTGGTTGCGGGCCATGGCTCGGTCCTCGTCGCTCTTGGATTCGAGGCCCCAGAGCAGCTTCTCGGCGTTCTTCAGTTCGTTCTCGATGGCGTTCGATGCAGCCCCGGCCTGCTGGCCTCTTGCCATCATGGCGTCGTAGGCGCTCATGTCGCCAATCTCGGCGCGCTTGGCCGCGATTTCCCATTCCTGGCCGCCGTTCTTCAGTTCCGGGTACTGCCTGTCGATGTCGGCGATGCGGGCGTCGAGCTCCGCGAGACGCGCTTCCTTCTCTCGAATCTGCGCGTTGATTTCCGGGAACGCCTCGGCGGCGACGGGAGCCCCCTGGGGGGCCGGGTTCGCCATGGCAGCTTGCTGTGCCGCATCGAACGCGGCCTGTCCTCCGGATGCCCCGGGCGCCATCTGGGGCGCCATGGGCTGCTGTGTCTTCCACCTGAATTCCATTTTCTGCTCCTTTTATACGAGTGAGGCCCAGTCGTCCGCGTAGTGCGCGCGGCCCCACTGGCCGATATTCCTGTCCATTCTGCCGAGGGCTTCGTCCACCTTGCCCTCGCTGTTGAGATGCCTGCTGTTCGGCCACGCCACCTGTCCCTTGCGGTTCAAGGCGCGACCCATGCTCGGTGCAGTCATGAGGTCCTTCACGTATTCAGTCGTCTGCCTGATGTCGTCGCCGCCTCGGTACGTGTACCACTTGCCGCTCCCGTTTTTCCACTGTATCTGGATGTTGCCGCCGGGAGTGAGGCGCAGGCCGCTGATGGCCGTGGACTTCGGGTGCAGGGCCCTGCGTGGCTTGTTGTCCTCGCCAGGCCACCATTCCATCAGGTCGCGCTCGTTGCCGCGCTGGATGGCCCTGTTGTGCTCCTGCAGGGACTGCGCGAGGGCTGCGTTCACCGTCTCGCGGTCCATGGTCTCCCCGTTCATGGCCGGGAGCACGGTATTCTTGCCGTTGATGTAGGTCCTGTTCTGGTCTTCCACGTTGTCCACGTCGTACCAGAAGTCGCTGTCGAGCTGCGGGTAGTCGAACGCCGCGCCCTTCATGCCGGAGCCCGCGAGGATGCGCGAGGCGGTGCTGGACGCGAAACGCCCGCCGGCACCTGCGCCGGCGAGACCGGGGAGCAGCCCCATCAGGAAACGGGGCGCCAGCTCGAGTATCTTGGACCACGAGATAGCCATCGACTAGCCCCCGATCCGCGCCTTGAGTTCCGCGATTTCGGAGCGGAGCTTCTCCGCTTCCTGGACGAGCGCGGCACGTTCCTGCGCCTTCCCGCGCATCATGTCGGCGGCGTCGCCATAGACCTTCTTGCGGCGCTCCTCCTCGTCAATGCGGCGGGCCCTGTCCTCGTCCTCGATGCGGTTGCGGCGCTCCGCCTGCTCCTTGTTGAATCTGCGGTTCTTCATGTCGGAGATGGCGGTGGCGGCCTGCGTCAGGCTCTGCGCCCATCCGTTCTTCACGGAGTTGGGCTGCGCGGCCTGCAGGTTCGAGCCCCTCCACCTAAAGTTTACAGCCATTGCCATGTTTCACCCCCTTACCCGAACAGGGCCGTCCCGAGCTGGACCGCCGGGCCGAGCAGCTGGCCTACGCCGTTGCTGCGCTGCGCCGACAGGTTCGCCTTGTTCTGCGTCACGTCGGAGTATGCCTCCAGGTCCGCGTTGTTCTGGTTCGCCACGTTGCCGTAGTAGTTGCCGATGGCGTCTCCGAGGGACTTACGGTCCTCGCCGTAGAGCCCGGCCACGGTGCCGAGGTTGCCGAGGTACTGCTGCTTGGCTCCCTGTCCGGCCTGCCATTCTGCCATCTGCTGTGCACGGTCGCGCATCATCGTGTCGAACGCCGTCTTCCAGGATTCCGTGGCCAGCGCCCTCTGCTTCGCAGCCACCTTATCGTTGTAGTTGCTCGAGAACCTGTTGCCGCCTGCCGAGGCGCCAGCGTTGATGGCGTCCATCGCCTGGGCCGCAGCCTGGTCGCGGAACGGGTCGAAGAAGTCCTCCGCGGTCTTGTCGTAGGAGAACGTCTCGGGCCCCTGCCCGATGGCGTCGGCAAGCCTGGCCACGGCATCGTTGTACTTGGCGGCGTTGTCGCCGTACATGCCCTGCATCTGCCCGAGGTACTGATCGTACAGCCCGCGGTTCTGCGCGGACACGGAATCGGCGCGGGAGAGAATCCCGTCGAGCGTCTTCTGCGCGGCGTTGATCTGGTCGCTGTTGCTCGTGCCGAGCAGGTCGCCCAGGTAGTCGAATACTCCAGCCATTATTTCTTCTCCTTTTCCTTCTTGGCCTTCTTCTCGTCGGCCTCGTCCATGTCGATATTGTCCAGGTAGTCCTGGATGGAATCCTTGAGCTTGCGCATGAGCGTCTTCAGCTTGTCAGTTTCGTTTTCAGTGGCCATCGTTGCCTCCGTAGTTGCCATAGATCGTTATCTCGCAGAATGCGTTCTCGGGAATCGTGAATCCGGTCTCTCCCGCCCTGATGATGACGCTGCCGCTTCTGTCCTTCGAGGTCCACGACAGGGCTTTCGTGTCGTTCGGGGCGATGGGGAGCTCGTTTCTGCCCGCCTGCATCACACCCTCGATGTGGATGAAGAACGGGGTCTTTGTCACGTGCCACTTCTTCTCGTGGCCCGCCCTGTAGTCGTTCCACACCCCGGTAAGGACGCCCCAGATGTCCTCCTTGGGGCTGTTGGCGTTGATTACCGCGTTTCTCATATCATCACCCCGCTAGATTCGGCGCGTACCGCGCAGGCGGTGAGCACCAGGTCCGTCGGGTGGCTGTAGGTCAGCCTGATGACGCACAGGCGCACCATCCCGAGGTTCAGCCAGCGCACCCTCTTGGAGTAGTCCCCGGCCCGCCCGATGCTCGCCGAGCGGATGTTCCCGAACGTGTTGCCGCCGTCCTTGGATATTTCCAAGAGCATCTTGGGCTCGAGGGTGTAGTCGTTCCACGTTCCCACGTTGCACTCCACCGCCAGTTCCTCGAACATGAACGGCTTCAGGCCGTCGGTGACCACTGCCGTCTGCCTGTGGCGAACCATCGGGAGCGTCGTGCCGTCCGGGTAGTCCTCGCTCCAGTAGTCGTCGTGGAACCTGCAGAGCAGCCCGTCGTTCGTGAATGCCCAGAACTTCTCGCGGAAGTAGGCCACGCCTCCGGCGCGCCACTGGGTCTCCTTCCAGCTCTTGATGTCGCGGCTCGTCCTCTGGTGCCAGCCCCCGTCGATGGTGTCCATGCACCACGTCTCGCCCAGGCTGGTCAGCTGGAGCACGTAGAACTGGTGCTCTCCCACGCTGTAGCAGAACCCGTAGGAGGAACCCGTCGCCTCGGCCTGCACCTTGTCGTCGAGCCAGTCGTCGGAGATTTTCTCGAAGGACGTCCCCGTCACCTTCATGACGCACTTGCCGTACTGGGCTCCGCTCGCCACGAAGTACACCGACCCGCCGATGCTCGCGAGGCTGTTGGGAGCCTCGAGCCCGAAGGTGTTGGTACTCGTGTAAGACGTGCGAATCCAGTCCTCGAATTCTCCGGACCCCCTCTGGAATACGTCCACGGACTTGGGGCCGAACACGTAGAGCGTCGGGCCCACGGCGTAGACCGCGTTCACGTTGTCGCTGGAAGATTCCCCGGAAAAGTACAGCTGGGCGCCGTAGTCGTCCTCGAACACGTGCTTGTCGGAGTCGACCTCGACCGTCTTCACGGTCACGCCGTCTTCCTCGTACTGCACCTGGCCGTCGACGATGGAGAACATCTTCCTCTTGTCGCTGTTGAGCGGGTAAGGTTTCGAGTAGTAGACGAACCCGGAGCCCGTGTCGTTCACCACGATGGAACCGGCCACCACCGCCACGTGGGTCGGGGTGATGGTCCCGCCTTCCCCGTTGATTCTTTCCGGCAGCTGGATCTGCTTCAGCTCGCCGCCTTCCAGCAGGTCGTAGTAGTACATGTTGGCGCCGTCGACGACGAGGAGGAGCGCCCTCGGGCCTCCCGCCTCCGCGAACGAGACGCGGCTGCTGTTGCTCGCCAGCGTCCCGAGCGCAACGTAGTCGCCCGTCGGGCCTATCCTGTAGAGGGTGTTCCCCATGACCGCGAACAGGTCCTCCGTGGACGCCGTGGCCCGCAGGCCGATCGTGGAGACGTAGCACCCGCGGCACCTGCCGCCGAGTTCCGAGACCTTGCGCAGCCCCGGCAGGCTCTCCATGAATTCCTGCTTGCCGTTCCTGGCGTAGTACATGTTGGAGGACCACTCCGAGCCCTGCACCGCGGGGTATTTGGCCTTCGCGGAGCTGCCCACCAGCAGCTGCATCACCTTGCCTGTCGCCATCCCGTCCCCCTAGAATCCGAGCCCGCCGAGCAGGTCCTCTGCCGGCCTCGTGTATCCGTTCACCAGGAGCTCGTCGTTGCAGAGCGGCCTGTTCTTCGCCGTGCTCGAGTCGATTGCCTTCATAGCACCGGCGAGGTCTTCGGCGACCTCCGCCTTGTACGAGTACAGCTTGTACTTCTTCACCATGCGCATCTCGAGCGTGAAAAGAATCAGGTTGTAGTAGAGCTGGCTCAAGTAGATCTTGTCGCCCAGCCTGTAGTTCGGCAGGGCTGAATTCTCGTAGATTCGGAGGTCCGTCGGGTAGCTGCCGTTCAGGCGGACCCGACCGATGCGCCTGGTCTTCCCCGAAGGCGCCGTCTCGGTTTCCACGCCGTAGCAGTAGATGGTCGGGAGCGAGTACGTGAGCGCCCTGTCCATGGTCTCGGGCTCGCATGGGGTCAGCCGGACGTACCGGATTCCGACCATGCGGGAGACTCCCTGCACGTTGTCGGGGGGTTCCTGGTTTACGGTGTTCGGGGCATGCGGCTCGCCTTCCTCGAGGACTCTGTATATGATGTCACCAGCACCGCAGACGTCGTGCGTCTTGACGGTCAGGCTGATGTAGGAGTCGGAGTTGAGCTGCGCGATGGCCCTGTTGAGCAGGCCCTCGCAGGATGCCGCGAGGTCTCCGGATACCGTTTCGCCGTCCCCGACAAGGGACAGGTCCTCGCACGCCTGCTGTATCAATTCGTTGACTGAAATCATGGTCTTGTCCTTCCATGTTCAAACTACACGGGGACAAAAAAAGGGCTCCCCGCGAAGGGAGCCCCCGTTGTTCCGGGAGAACAATGCAGCTTCTAGTCGAGCTGCAAGTAGGTAGTCACCGACTGGCGGTTGTCGAAGATGCGGGCCACGAACGGCATGTCGATACGGAAGTAGGAGACGCCGTTGATGATTTCCGGGGCGGACTGCATCTTGAGGGACACGTTCTCGTACACGCCCACGTTGTCCTGCTTGGCGGCCGGGAGGTTCTTGAACTTCTGGCCGGAGAAGGAGAGCGCCTTCTTGTTGCGCACCTGTCCCACCTGGTAGTGCTTGCCGGCGACGATGCCGGAGACCGGGGTGAGGGTGAGCGTGACGGTCGTGTCGACCGTGGCCGAGCTGATGGTCGCGGCTGCCATGTGGGCGTTCGGGTTGCCCCAGCTCTTGCCGGTAGCGCTGATGCGCAGGCCGGGGATGACGGTGCGGGTCTGGCGGGCGCCGTCTTCGTCGTAGTAGACCTCGGAGACCGGGATTACGACGTAGGCCTGTTCGGTTTCCACGCCACCTTCGTCGACCACCTTGAGGCCGTCAACGGTGTACGGGACGCCCGGGATCACGTCGCCGGACACGCCGGAGCAGGTCGTGATCTGGGAGACGCCCAGGACGTTGTTGCTCGCGTCCTTCTTGACGGTGCCGGACACGGTGAGCGAAGCGGCCATGCCGGTTGTGTTGAGAATCGGCAGGCCGGGCAGCTTGACGCAGGCGGCCTCGTTGTAGGTGCCCAGGGACGCATCCTCGTAGAGTTCCTTCTGGATGTCGCTCGGGAGGAAAAGGTTCGCGCCGGTGCGGGCGATCTTGGAGAAGGTCTTCGGGGTCTGGAAGTCCACGCGTTCGCCGACGATGGAGAGTTCGTCGAGAGCGGAGCTTGCGTCGCCGAGGAGGTCGTAGCCGACGGAGTTGGTCACGACGACCTGTGCCGAGCGGAAGACGTTCTCGCGGATGACTGCGAGCTGGACTTCGCGGGCCAGCTTCTTGGCGCGCTTGTCGACCATTTCCTTCTTGAAGTCCTCGATGTTCTCGATTTCGTCCCACATGTCGGTTTCGGCGGCAGTGTTGTAGTTGTCGAGCCATGCGGTCACTTCGACCTGGTGTGCCTTGTCCGGGTGGGCCACGAGGCCCTGGCTCACGGAGCCTGCGTCGGGAAGGTAGCCGTGGACGGACATGCCGTACTTCTTGCCTTCCATCTCGCTCTGCGGGAAGAGGTCGTCGGATTCCTTGAGATAGTTCATGTTCTCCATGATCGCGGCGGAGAGCATGATGAGTTTCTTGCGGGTAGTAAATTTACCAGCCATGATGAAAGCCTCACGTTTTTGAGTGTTGATGTCTGTGGAGTGTCGGGCCCCTCCGACAACAAAACGGGGCGTTTGTCCCTGCCTTCAGGCCGCAGGCGCCATAAAGAACGGTTTACCCGCCGTTTCGGGATAGAGGGCGTGCCTCTTCACCCATAAACTACACGTGAGCGGAAAAAGGACCCCCGGAGGGGTCCTTTGGCACTACTCAAGGAGAAAAATCCTGTCTATCCGCGATGTTCCCGGAGCCACTTGCGCAGCGCCTTCGGGTCGTCGAACATGTCGGTGTTCGTGAGGGCACCGCCGCCCGCCTGCTTGCCCGGGCGACCCATCGGCGGCACCACGTTCGGCCTGCCCGCGGGATTCTGTGGCGGAGGATTCCCGCCCGCCGGCGGCTGGTCGGCAGCCTCGGTGATGGACGCCTCGACCTTGCGGAGTTCGTAGTAGATGGCCATCGGGCTCGTGCGCCTCGGGTTGAAGACCTGCTCGAAGGACGCGCGGTCGTTCAGCAGCTTCTCGAACACCACCGGGCCCATCGGGTCGTTCAGCAGGTAGTCCGACGCCACTGGGCAGGAGTCGAGAATCTGGCCGAGGCCGTGCTTGTTGGCGTAGGCCACCCGCTCCAGGAACTTGTCGGAGCGCGCCTTGTCGCCCCCGAACGATTCCTGGACGTGACCGTACCATTCCTCCTGCCTCTCGAGGAGCTCTTCCTGTTCCTTGGCCTTCTTCTGCTCCGCCTCGAGTCGTTCGGCTTCCTTCTTCGCCAGTTCCTCGTCGCGTGTCGCCAGGGCGGCCCTTACGCGCAGGTCCGTCAGGTAGTCGATGTAGTCCTCGTCGTTGTCGAAATCGTCGCGGGTCTTCTTCGGTTCGGCCACGGTCTGCCGCTTCTCGAGCTCCGCGAGCTTCTTCTCGAGGGCCGCGAGCTTCTCGTCGCGTGCCGCCAGTTCCTTCTCGTGCTTTTCCTTCTGCTTGGAAAGCTGGCGCTTGAAGGAGAACTCCGCGCGCTTCATCGGGTCCTCGGGGATGTCCTTTTCCTTCTTGGGCGGTTCCTCTCCCTTGGGCGGCTCCCCTGCGGGAGGCGGTTCTTCTGCCGGCGGAGTGTCCTTCGGCGGTTCTTCTTCTGCCGGCGGCTCCTCGGCGGGAGGCGTGTCCTGCGGGGGCTCCTCGGCCTTCGGCGGTTCTTCTGCCGGCGGAGTCTGCGGTTCCCTTTCCTCGCCCTCTTCGAGGACTTCGTCGAATATCTTGTCTAGTCTTCTTCCCATTGTTGTCTCCTGGTTTATCGTTCCATTCCGTTAGTGTGAACCTTGAACCTGTTCTCTTTCCAGAACACCGCTCCTTCAAGGTTGCATTCCTTGGCGCAGCATTCCACTATGTCCATCTTCGTGTCGCATTCGTTGACGATGTCGGCCTTCATCCGGCGGGTCGTCGTGTCCCTCACCCAGTTGCGCAGGCGGTTCTGCACCGCCTTGACCAGGTAGTTCACGATCGTCCTGGGGTTCCGCTTCGCATCGACGAACTTCTCGGCGGCACGCAGCGCGTTGAATACCATCTGCGCCTGCACCTCCTCGTCGAGAAGTTCCGGGAGTCTCGCCTTGTATTTCGGGTCATTGTCCGGCATCGTCTTCGTCGCCAACTCCACCACCCCGATGATGATCTTCCCGTAGATGGCGTCGATTTCCGGCGGGCACTTCCCGCACTTGCGGAGCCTGATGGCCATCGGGAGAATCTCGGCCTCCTCCCATACGTTCTTCTTCGCCTTCACCGCCATGCTAGTACTCCGACATGATGAGCTCTTCTTCCGCCTTGGTCACTCCCGTGCGGACCCTTCCGGCAGCCATTGCCGGATCGTCGCCCGTCCAGCGCTCTATGCAGGTAAGGGCCGCGGCATCCCCGATGTCCGGGGACATGCCTATGAGCTTGCGCCATTCTTCCTTGTCGATGATGAGCAGGCGTCCCTGCCGGTCCCTGTGCCACGAGCACGTGCACAGCTGCTGCCGTAGGTGCGCCACCACCTCCGAGCCCACCAGGTTGCCTTCCGAGTCGTATAGCGTTGTCTTCGGCGTGAATCCGATGTAGAGGCCGTTCTTGACGTACCACGCGAGCGAGAACCAAATCCAGGCCCTCATGTTCGCGTATTCCTGCTCCTGGCCTTCCGGGGCCCTCGACGAGAACGGTATCTGGTTGCATGGCATGTAGTACTTCAGCGTGTTGTACGCGTACTCGCTGAACGCCGAGTCGAAGTTCAGCTGGTCGATGCGCGTCTTCTTGTGGAATTCCAGGACGTACTGCACGAACCTCTCGTGGCTCCATCCCCTGAATTCCTGCATGTCCAGTATCTCGTTGCCCCTGCGCACGAACCAGCCGAAAGCGTCGCGCTCCACGTTGCCCTTCGACAGGTCGGCGCCGGCTATCACCCTCGTGTCCGTCGACGGCTGGTAGTAGCTCGGGAATTCGTCCTCCCGGAGTATGCAGTTGTTGTCCCCGTTCAGGACTATTTCCGCTAGGAGCTCCTGCTTCCGCATCTCCTCCGTCTGTATCGAGCGCTCTATGATTTCCAGCTGGCGCTTCGTGAGCGACAGGTTGTCGTATGTCGTCGCCCTGATTATCTTCCAGTCGTCGCTCCCGGGCATAAGCCCCGCGAACCTGTGGTTCCACAGGGAAGTCGAGCGCGGTGTCGTGGCTCCCTTGACGGTCGGGTTCGTGACGTTCGGACCGCGGAGGCACGGACCCAGCACGTCCAGGACATCCAGCGGGGCAAGGGCCACCTCGTCCAGCAGGATCGTGTTGATGTCGTCCAGGCCGCGCGCACCGTCCAGGCACTCGTAGCTCGAACCGTACATGGTCCACGGTCCGTAAGAGGCGCGTATCGGGTTCTGGCAGAACTTGACGGCGTTCTCGAGACCCCACTCCTTCGCACGCAGCCGGACCTGCTTCATGAGCACGTCGCGGAGCGAGTCGTACCTCTGCGCGCATAGGATCAGGTTCTCGCCCTTCAGCAGCTTGATGAGCGCTATTGCCGAGAGGGTGTATGTCTTCCCCGAGCCACGGCCGCAGACCGCGAACGTGAACGGGTTGTCGGAGTTCATCAGCTCCTTCTGGTAGGGCATGAGCCTGATGCGGTGCTCTCTCATTCACCTGCGGCTCCTTCTGGCGGCTTCGTGAAGTCCTCGATGACCAGCTTGACGGTCTCGGCCTTCTTGACGTCCGCCTTCAGCTGCATGCTGGATTCCGCCTTCTCCTTGTACCCGACGAATTCCGCCATCTTCAGCAGCGGCTCCACGTTCCCGTCCTTTATTCCCTTGAGCAGGGTGCGGTAGAACAGCACCTTGCTGATGCGCTCGCGGCGCTTGATGTCGATTCCGAAGTTTTTCAGGGGCTCGTACAGCGAATCCGGGACGTCTATCTCGTCGACCATCGTGCTGCTCATGTCGGCAAACAGGAGGGCTTTCTCGAGCGCCTTCCTCTTCTTGGCCGCAGCGGACTTCTTGGCGAGCTCGACAGCCCGCTCGTGCGTCTTGATGACCTTCAGGTTCGCCGTTCCGATGTGCCTGGTCACGCTACACCCCTTCGGCCTTCACCGCCTTCTCGCCAGTGAGCTGCTCCCACCTGGCTATGATCACGTCGCAGTATTTCGGGTCCAGTTCCATGACGCGAGCCTTCCTTCCGAGCTGCTCGCAGGCTACGACCGTCGTACCGCTTCCACCGAAAGTATCGAGGACGATGTCCCCCCCCCTGCTGCTGTTGGTTATCTGCAGGCCGAAAAGGCGCACCGGTTTCATCGTCGGGTGCTCCCCGTCCTTCGCCGGCATGTTGCAGTCTATCACTGTCGTCGGGAGCTTCTGCTCGTAGATCTTGTGCAGGAGCGCCTTCATGTCGGCTGCCTTCATCTTGTCGATGTCGAGTTCCGCCCCGTCCTCGATGACCGTGGCCTGGTTCCTCCGGTCGATGAAGTACCGGCAGCTGTCCCCGTTCCATCCGTACAGGCACGGCTCGTGTTTCCACTGGTAATGGCTACGGCCCAGCGTGAAATGGTTCTTGTTCCACACCAGTTCCTGGCGCACCTTGAGCCCGTTGTCGTTCAGGGCGCCTTCGAAGTTCAGGTGTTCGCGCGTGGCGAACCAGACGTAGAACGGGCAGCCGTCCGAGAGTACTCCCTTCGCGGCCGCGAACGCCGAGCGCAAGAATTCGCGGAACTCTCCACCGCCCATGCTGTCGTTCTTGATGGTCATTCCCTGCGAGTTCTCGATGGCCACGTTGTACGGCGGGTCCGTCAGCCAAAGGTCCGCGAGTTCCCCGTCCATGAGCTTCGCCACGTCGGTGCTCTTCGTGCTGTCTCCGCACATGAGCCTGTGCTCGCCAAGTATCCAAATCTCCCCAGGCTTCACGACCGGGTCCGCTTCCTCGGGCACCTCGTCCTCGACCAGTTCCTTCTCTTCGAGCTCTACCGTGAACCCGAATTCAGACATGTCAAAGTCCGAAATGGCCGCAATGTCCCCGAGCTCTCCCGCGAGCAGGTCCTCGTCCCATTCGGCGTATTCCGCCACCTTGTTGTCGGCGAGACGGTACGCCTTTATCTGCGCGTCCGTGAGGTCGTCGGCAAAGATGCAGGGTACTTCTGCCATGCCGAGCGATTTCGCCGCCAGGAGGCGCGTGTGACCGCAAACAACGACCCTGTTGGAGTCGACGATGATGGGCTGCTTGAACCCGAACTTCTCGATGCTGGCCTTGACGAACTTGACGGCCTTCTGGTTCTTCCTGGGGTTCTTCTCGTACGGCCGGACTTCCGAAACCGGCAGCATGACGATTTCTTTCGCGCTTTCTCGCACCGAGCGAGATTCTTTTTCCCCGGTTTTCGCCATCAGCGCACCCTGATCTTGACGAGTTCGGTGAGGATGGCTGTGAGGAGCGCGGTCTGGTCGCGGTTTCGGATGATGTGCCCGTAGTCTTCCTCGAGGGCCTTCTCCCATTCCGGCGCCTGCGGCATCTCGGGCGGTTCCGTTTTCGGTTCCTCTGCAGGCACGACGATAGGCTGGCCTGTAAGGACCGAGCCTTCCATCGCCTTGTCGGCGATTTTTTCCGCGATTTCAGGTTGAGCTTTTGGCGCCTTCTTGGGCGCGTTCTTTTTCGTAGTAGCCATGAATGTCTCCCGTATGTGGCAAGGTGCCACAGGGAGAATTTACACGCGCGCGGTGCTCAATTGAACACCGCCGAAAAAGAAAGTTTATTTTGTTGTCACGTTGCGACGCAGTGTGGCGTGTATTGGCGTAAATACAATTTATTTACGTGTTTAATGTGTAAACACCCCTCGTCTCGCGCGCACGCGCGCATGAGTTGAGTTGAGGGTTATTTACATATAGGGTTTTAAGGTAAAATAGAGTAGAGTGGTTGTATCATACTCCTACTATTACTCTTTCTACTTCTACTACTACTTCTATAGAAGGTGGGTTTTCTTGGGTTACGGCTGGGTTTCGCTGGGTTTTCTTGGGTTTTGTTTTAAACCCATTGGGTTAAAATTAAACCCATTGGGATATTAAGATTTAATCCTTTTTCATCTGCTCCAGCATGCGGCGCAGCCCTTCCACGACAACCTGCATGGGGTCTTCCGGGTTCGAGAATTCCGGGAAGATGTTCTTCTTGACGGCCGCCGCGGTCTCCTCGTCGAAGGCTTCCTCCAGCGACATCCCGGCACGTAGGAGCGCCGCCAGCACTTCAAGCGACATTCCGCTCTTCCCGGAAAGGTACTGCGAGATCATGGAATCGGAAACGCCCAGGAGCCTGGACAGGTCGGCGTTCGACAGTCTCTTCCTTTCCTTGAAATCTTTCAGTCCTTTTATCAGGTTCATGGATTCCTCCGTGAGCCTCCAAATTTAGCAACACTTAACACTTAATTAAAGAAAGTCTAAAAAAAGTTTGAAAAAAATCACAAAAAAGTCTTGACAACCGAAGAAATACTTTATATATTCAAAGTAACGCTTCGGGATTTCCGAAGAAACAATAAAGGAAGAAATCAATGGCAGAATACAAGCAGGCAAGCATCACTCCGCAGACCGCGGAAAAGATTGCTGAAATCAAGAAGAAACTTGCCGACAAGGGGACGCCCATGCAGGCGCCCGCCATCATCGGCGAAGCCGTCAACCAGTTCGCGAAGAAGGTTTAATGCCCCGCAATTCCGACACATTCTGGTCCCGCGTCCTATTCAAGGACTTCATCCGGCACTTCCGGAAGATGTCTCCCGAACAGATCGCCGAGGACATAACGGAATCCATGGACGCACTGGACGACCTGAACCCGGACGGGGATTCCTTCGGGTCTCTCATGGTCCGATGGGCAAACGAGCGCATGAACGGCGCCTTCGCCACTGCGGCCCGCGAGAACGGCAAGAAGGGCGGACGCCCGAGAAAACAGGATATTACGGAAGACGCGGCGAGCGGCGACGCCGCCGACGATTACAAAGCTCGACCGTCTTCCACCCATTCGACTACCACACCTGACACGATAAGCACAGACGACAACGCGCTGCGTGAGGGGGATACCGGACCGGTTGATTCCATGGGACGAACAGATGCCCCCTCGCGCACGCTCCCGCTGCCCACCTGGGAGAGCTTCCTCTCCTTCGTGGACGGCGAAGGGCTCGACTACAGCGACGCCAGGGAATGGTGGGAAATGACGATGGTCGACCGTAAGGGCTACGACAGGAACGGCAAGCCCATCGGCAACTGGATGGGCGCGCTCAAGAGATTCTGCACAACCAAGAAGAACAACAGGAGAACCGCATGACCGGAGAAACGAACCTCAAATTCCAGCGCGGACTTCGCGCAAACGACGGAATCCACGACGGCGACATCGTCACGAACAGGAAGCCCTTCGAGTGGGGCCAGGCCGCCCTCGTGGCCGCACTACTGATCCTTTTCCTCGCCAACTCGGCGCTCATCTACAAGTGGGGGTAATCATGCAGACGCTTCACGACATGGAACTACTCCAGCGCGCACACGACGACGCCGTGGCAGAAGCGAACAGCGCGGCCGTGGCCATCGCGGAGCTGGTGGCGGAAGGCCACCGCCCGGGCAAGGAAGACATCGACCGCTACCGCGTGGCACGCATCGGCGTGGAGTCCACCCGCCGCGACCTCGAATACTGCCTCCAGATCGAGCTGTCGAACCTTACGAACTTCTAACAATCAACCGGAGAAACAATATGTCGAACGAAATGACAATCCAGGACATGAGCAATCTCTCTGTGGCATTCGCCAAGAGCGGACTGTTCGGATACAAGAGCAGCAGCGAGGCATTCGCGCTGATGGCCATCGCCCAGGCGAACGGCCTGCACCCGGCCAAGGCCGCGGAGCGCTACCACATCATCCAGGGCAGGCCCGCCATGAAGGCCGACGCCATGCTCTCGGCGTTCCAGGAGGCCGGCGGAAAGGTCCGCTGGATCAAGCGCACGGACACCGAGTGCGTCCTGCACCTCGAACACGCCCAGGGCGGCGAGCTTGACGTGAAGTGGACCATGGAACGCGCCAACAAGGCGGGACTCACGGGTAAGTCCACCTGGAAGCAGTTCCCCGCACAGATGTTGGCTGCCCGCTGTGTCTCCGAGGGCGTCCGCGCCCTCTTCCCCGCCTGCCTTTCCGGAATGTACACCCCGGAAGAAGTGCAGGATTTTGCCGGAAGCGACGAAGGCAAGCAGGCCCAGGACACGGTGCCCGAATTCGTGGACGCTACCGTCGAGGATGCGCCGGTTCAAGAACAAGCCGAGGCCGTGGATGCCGAGGTAGTGCAGCCCGAACCCGAGCAGCCTGCAGCACCGGTTCCCGCACAGAAGGCCCCGACGCAGCAGGCGGAAAAGGACGCTAACTGGCAGAAGGCATGCGCAAAGCAGCGCGACAGGAACCCGGAAGTCTTCGACAACTTCCTGAAAGCGCATAACGTGAAATCCATCTCTAACATCAAGGACTCCGCGTCCAGGAAGAAATTCCTCGCCGACGTCAAGGAAACCATCGACAACGCAGCAACTGCGGAGGAGGTATAGCATGGCAAAAGAAGTAATGGTCGTGACACCCGAGCAGATCCAGGCGAACATCCGCCTCTCCGCCGCAGCTGCCGACACCCTCAAGTGGATGATCGAGAACGCCGGCGTCGAAATGGACGAAGGCGCCATCGCTGACTTTGTTGCGGCCCGCAAGCTGCGCGACCGAGAAATCGTGGACATCTGGGAACTGAAGGCCTGGTGCGAAAAGACAGCCGCATGCATCAAGGAAGTGGCAAAGCACACCTACAATCTCGGCAGCGAGGAAGACCTGCCCCCGAACGTGAAGTGGGCGAAGCAGTCCTTCACCTACGAGTTCGTGGACGGCGCAGGTATCGCCATCGCAGACGCGCTCATCAAGAAGCACCTGGTGACAAAGGAGCAGCTCTTCCAGCAGCTCACCGTCTCCCAGGTCATCAAGGCCGCCGGCCTCACGGTCGACAAGATTGTCGACATGTTCCCGGACACAATTCTCGCCAAGGCAAAAGAGCGGACGCTCACCATCAAGTAGGAGGACAACACCATGGCATACCTGAACAAAGTTATGCTGATCGGAAACATCGGCAAGGACCCGGAAGTGCGCTACAGCCAGGCCGGAGGACGCAAGAACGTGTCCTTCTCCCTCGCCACCAGCCGCCGCTACCGCGACGCGAACGGCGAACAGAAGGAGGACACGCAGTGGCACAACATCGTCGGCTGGGGCAAGACCGCCGACATCGTCGAGCAGCTCGGAATCAAGAAGGGCACGTCCCTCTACGTCGAGGGCCACCTCACGAACCGCAGCTGGACCGACCAGAACGGCCAGAAGCGCTACGTCACCGAAGTGCTCATGGACACGTTCCAGCTGCTCACTCCCAGGAACTCGCAGCCGCAACAGCAGCAGGCGCAGCCCTCGACCGGATACGGCTCCATGGGCCCGTCCGGAGATCCGGAAGACCCGGACGACCTGCCGTTCTAGCAAGCATTACCCGGAATGTTCTCCGCATCTGGGGAGGCCGCCGCCCTGCGCGGCCGTTAGGGAAAGCAGGGCAAGCCTGAACGAGTTAGAACGTCACTCTCGCACTCTGCATAACTAGCTCCGAAGAATACATGGAAGAGTGCACAAGGCACGCTCGGCGCGCATGGCATACGTTCGCGATGTACGAAAGTGAAGCGCTAGAAGAAACCATGAGCGGGTTCGATTCCCGCAGTGCCACTAAATGCCGAGGATGAACTAACGATTCCGAGGCAGGCGGGGTTCGGCTCACGGCTCCATTGTTTTTACGAATTACACAATCTATCAGGATTAGAGTCGTACAGCGGAGCCCCGCAAAACTTTGACCTAACGCAAGGAGAAATGACAAATGGAGAAGATATTCCCAACGATACTCATGGCTCTCGACTTCTGCGCGGCGGTGCCGTACGCCGTGAAGGGCGACATGAAGATGCTGGTGTACTGGATTGCGGCAGGCGTGCTCACTTTTTCCGTAACGTGGATGTAAAAAATGATAATGAACCTCGGACTACCATATAAAGGGAGCAAGAACACCATCGCGCTCGACATCGTGAAGGCGCTCCCGCGCGGAAAAAAGTTCCTTGACGCGTGTTGCGGTGGCGGGGCGTTGCTGATGGCGGCGGCCATGAGCGGACGCTGGGAGAAGGTGGTCGGGAACGACCTCAATGCGGCGACGATTGCGCTCCTTGACGCGGTTTTGATACACAAGGGGCAGATAGAATACGAGCACCCGCCCGTATGCACGCGTGAGGACTTTTTCCACAGCCTGCAACGCATCGAGAACGGGGACTTCACCATCCAGGACTGCGTGAACAAGTACTGCGCGAGCTTCGGAAATAATGGGCAATGCTATTTATGGAATCACGAAATAGAAAAGGTTAAGGTAAACATTGAGCAGATGATTGTCGCCCCGAGATTGAGCGAACGTCGTCGTGCATTTAGGCGTTTTATTGCCTACCTCGAAAAGCAGGCGGAGTTCGACCTTGCGAAGCTGGAAAACATACAGCAATTACAGAATTTAGAAAGATTGCAACGGCTCGAACGGCTCGAACGGCTCGAACGGCTCGAACGGCTCGAACGGCTCGAACGGCTCGAACGGCTCGAACGGCTAGACATCTTCAACATCAATTACTCCGAGTTCGATGTGGTTTACTTCGATATACCGTACAAGGGTACGGCGGAGTATGATTTCGACTTTGACTATGAACGCTTTTATAGGATGTTTGAAACGCTCGGAAAACCCGCTTTTTTAAGTGAGTACGAGTCCTCCTACACCTGCGTCGGCAAGTTTAACAAAAGAGCTCTACTATGCAAGGCTTCGCGCAAGAACGGCAAGCGCGAGGGGCTGGAGAAGCTCTACTTCAACGGCACGATAGACGAATACAAGCGCCTCATGGGCGCGGAGTACAGACCCCTCGACGAGGGAAAACAGATAGACATTTTCGAGGGGGTGGCATGACCGACCAACTCTCTTTTTTACCGATGCTTGACGATGCGGAGCACCCAACTTGGCTCTTCGTCCCGAACCATTACTCCCACAAGGCGGTCGCGAATTCTTGCATCAACCTCGTCGTGCTCTACCACGGAAAAATTGAAGGCGCCATGCAAATCGGCTACGGGATACGGCCCAAAATCAAAGGAGACCTCGACCCGAAAAATACCCGTGAATTCGACCGGATGTGGCTTTCGGACAAGATGCCGAAATACTCCGAAACGATAACGCTCTCCCTGCTGACTCATTACCTCCGGGAACGGCACCCCGAAATCAAGCACCTCATCAGCTACGCAGACACCAGCGCAGGGAAAACCGGGACAATTTACCGGGCCGGGAACTATCGCCTGGAGGAAAAGCTGAAAGCGGACTTTTACGTCCTCCCCGACGGGGAGCGCGTCCACCCGGTCACGATGTGGCACCGCCACAAGACAAGGGTAATGGACGTCCTGCAGAAAATTTATCCAGGCATCAAGAAGGCCGAAGGCTACCAACTCAAATTCGTGAAGGACCTATGAGCGAAACACGCAAATGCAGCGAATGCGGCAAGGAAATGAACGCTGGCTACGTCATCGACGGCGGAATGGAATATTTCTGCTCCGACGAATGCCTGCACAAGCATTACACCGACGAGGAATACCTGGAGATGTACGACGAAGGCAACGGCGACTCTTATTGGACCGAGTGGGACGACGATGGCGGCACGACAAACAGCGACGTTTTCGAACCGAAGGAGGTGCAGTGATGGCCATACAGACACACCACCTACACACGCACGGGCCAGACCCGCTGTACAACATTGTAAAGGCAGACGATGAACCAAAATGGATAAGCGTCAAGGAAGCGATGCCAGCAAACGACGACGACGTGCTTGTTTGGAACGGAGCCTACTGCGAAATCGCGAATGCTTACGATGATGACGAAGATGGCCGTGTATTTTGGGTAGATTCCCCGTCATCGCGTAAAGTCACTCACTGGATGCCTTTGCCGAAACCGCCGAAAGACCAGGAACACGATGGAAAACCCGAAAAGTAAATATTACGTCTTTTGTCATCTATGCGGATTCCGCAAGTGGTGCACGACGACAAAAGAAAACAAGCCGATTTGCCTTGCCTGCAAGACATACGGCGTCAACCCAAGATTCACCAAGGACAAATGCATATGAAAGATATTTTAGCAATAAATTTTTTAATCGCAATCTCCATCGCATTATTACATGGCGTAAAAAGCTGCGTAGATACAGACAGGGCTTCTCAAATTCAAAACAGCACGCTTTACTTATACATAAACGACAAACCTGTTTGCAGAGGACTACAAAAATACAGTGGGCGCGTTTATTCTTTTACATGCTCCGACGGAACAAAATATAAAGGCCTCACAAATTTTTACACAAGGAATCATAAATGATACTGACCAAAGGATTTGTTTTAGAATGTCGAAAAGTCAATGTGCTCCGAGATTTTTTATGTCAGGCCATGGACCAGGTTGACCAGCTGGAAGAAGCGCAGCGCTGGCGCAAGTGCTCCGAGGAATTGCCGGAGGTAGGCGTTGAAGTTCTCGTGACGAATTGCACAGATTTCGGAATAAGTGATTGGTGCGGAGATTATTGGAACAACGACCCGTTTTGCGGCTACACCTTATACAATGTTATAGCGTGGATGCCGTTGCCGAAACCGCCAAAGGAGGCGAAATGATTAGGTACAACTTTAACAAAGTAAGCCGTGAGCAATTAGCGAAGATTGCGGTTAACGCAATAAATGCACTAGCAGACAAAAGAAACTTTGACATATTCACATTAACACTTGATATAGATGGCGATGAATCTGACATTGAAGTAATCAAGGAGGCGAAGTGATTGGAAGAGAATGTAACGTACCAATAAACTTGAACGATTATGACGTGGAAATACCTCAAATGGCCGGAAGAACTCGGATTTGACACCCTCGTGTTCACGCTCGTCTACCCGAATGCAGACGATACCGAACGCAGGCTCACGTTCAAGAATCCGAAAATCCGAATCGGCACGGGCCTCCCAGAATGGGGCGCGGTACCTAGAAGGCTTTACTTCGTGATCACGTGGGAGGTAAAATGAAAAGGTTTAGCTGGCATTCGGAACCTGGGATGGTTCCTCATTGGTACAAAATTTATGGGTGGTTGCCGAATAGATACTTGCCCATCGTTATGTTTGACAGCCTGCCTATATACAAACCTAACCGCAAGGGCGGCCACCGCCACCGTAGAAACTACTGCATTTGTAACGTTTGTGGGCATTGGTTTAGAAGGAACAAGGGAATCCACGACGAATGCAGCGATGGGCCTTTGCACTTCTGCAGTGGGGGCTGTGCCAGACAGGCCGAATATGAAGCAAGCCTAGAAGCGGATGTTGGTGGAGGATTTGTATCTCATTATTGGGATGACGATGAAGATGCAGAATGGAGGAGGAAAAATGGCCGAAAAGAAAAAGTTTAAGATTAAAATCGACCCGCTGGATTTTCACCCGGGACTGAAGGATGCCATGGCCGAATTCGAGAGCCTCATCCGAATGGAGAGCCCGGGGATAAGCCTTGCAAAGAGAATCTCGGAGCAGCTGAACAGGCGCTTCTGCCACTGCTGCTTCTTCGGGCACGTGGAAGGCGAACTGATGGGCGAGCCTTTATGCAAGGAGTGCGCGAAGATGCTCTACGGGTTTGATGCGGACGAAGAACGCCCGAGCATAAAGAAGATTGACCCGTACTACCAGCTATGGTACAGTAGGCAGAAATCGCTCCCGATCTTCGAGGCGTACCTGCACGCGGAGCTGGAACGCTGGAAGCTCGAGTCGCAGTTCGGGTGGCGTTCCTGGAAACTGGACCCGCCGAAGTTCCAAGAAAGCGAGGGGTTCGTGTTCTGTGGACACCAGAAATACGACTATGAAAAGGAGATGCGCTATTTCGTGGACGTGGGACACCTGGACGAAGATGGCGCCCTGTGCATGTTTAACGATTGGGACGAGGGAGAGCAGACCTTCGAGATCGACTACTGGTTCCCGCTCCCGAGGCACCCGGACGAACCGACGAAGGAGGAAGAATGACGAAGCACGAATTCAAGATATGCGAGGCCGTGGCCCTCGGGCTCACGCACTACTACATGGGGCCGCGCGACAAGCGCGAGGTCACCGCGTCGGAACGCGCCGAGGCCCTGGCGATACTCCCCACCCTGGAGCCGGGATGGATGCAGGAGGCGCACGAGTGGGACGCGTGCCCGAACCACCCGGGGCGCAGGTAATCACCGAAAGGAATAGAGGAATGAAGAATGGAACAGCAGACACAACCCAGAATCAAGCCGAACGTGCTCATCAACAACCAGCTCTACTACGACTTCGACGCGGCGGTCAAGCTCACGGGACGCTCCAAGCGCACCCTGCAGAGGGAGATGCAGAACAGGGCCATCCAGTACCTGGACTACGGCAAGGGGAAGTATTTCCTCCCGGAATGGATAGACCGCTACATCGAGAGGCACGTCGTGATGCCGAAAAAATTCCTGAAGGAGGCCAGAACATGATTACACAGAACAATGTCCAGCTCGAGGACAAGGACGTGAAGTTCGTCCTCGGGGAACTTTACTATACTGTGTCCGGCGCCATGAAGATGATGGACTGCGGCCGGAATAAGATCAGCGACTACATCAACGACGGGACGCTCGAGGTCTTCCGCCATCCGGGCGGCGACCTCTTCAGCCCGACCGCCCTGCGGAACTGGGTCGCGTTCCACACGATCAAGGCGAAGAAGACCCGATAGGACAAGATGGCCATAACTATCGTCCAGCGCAACAAGTCGAAGGGCGTGCTCACGTGGTACGCCCGCGTCCCCGACCCGTCGAGGCCAGGGGCGGTGCATTACTTCAGCCTCGGCACGTCGTCGAAGGCGGAGGCGAAGGCGCTGCTCCAGGCGCGCATCAGGGACGGCTCGTTCGACGAGAGGACGGCCGAGAAGCCGATGACGCTCGGCGAGGCGGTGGAACGGTACGAGAAGTTCCAGAGGGCGAAGGGGGTCAAGGCGGGCAGCATCAAGGTGTTCCTGAACGCGCTGAAGGCGTTCGGGCAGCTGTACGGGCGCCCGCTCCATGAGATACGCAACAGCGAGCTGTCCGAGGCTTTCCTGGCCGATAACGACAGCAAGAACGCCACGACCTACAACAACAACAAGACCATCGCGAGCTCGTTCTTCAATTTCGTGGTGAACGTGCTGGAGGCATTGCCGGGGAACCCGGTGGCGAAGGCCATCCCGAGGCGCAAGCGAGTGAAGCCGGTCCGCCACTTCTGGACGGCGGATCAGGTCGACAGGATGGTCTGCATGGCGCCGAACCCGGAGACGAGGCTCGCGTGGGCGTTCATGGCGTTTGCCGGGCTGCGAAAGAGCGAGGCGGTGTCAATGCGCCCGGAAAAGATACACGACGGGTACATCCACCTGGTCGGCAAGGGGGACAAGCCGGCGAAGCTGCCGCTGTGCCCGAGGCTGCGCAGGGAGATCGAGAGGTTCGAGTCGGCGGGAGGGAACTGGGAGAAGCTTCACTGCAACGAGTACTCCCTCACGAGGATCGCGGCGCAGGCGTTCCCCGACGGGTTCCCGGGGAAGGCGCACGCGCACAGGTTCCGGCACTCGTTCGGGTCGAACCTGATACGTGCGGGCGTGAACATCAAGGTGGTGCAGACGCTGATGCGCCACGAGAGCATCCAGATGACGCTGGACATCTACGGGCACATCATGGACAGCGACGCCGAGGACGCCATCGCGAAGGCGTTCCCTTGACATGGCGCCCCCAAAAGTCTATATTACAGGAAAGAAACCCGGAGCGAGCCCTCCGGGTTCTGCTTTTTGGAAAAAGTGCATAAAACTGTGCATACGCACCGCACAAGCGTTGAAAATAAAGGAATTGTAGAAATTTATATATTTTCTTTAGGTTTATTCCGTTTTTCGCTCTTTTTGCAGAGATTAAGCCGAAACCCGCATTTTAATCGTTTTTGTTCGTGTTTTGTGCTTTTTCTCGGTTTTATTCCGTCTTATTCCGTTTTACATCTTTTTATTAAAAAAGTGCATAGTTTCGTGCATACCTACCCTTCCTTCAGCCAATCGCCGCACAGGGCCTTCATCACGTAGGTCGTCGCGGAGCGGTTCTCCAGCCACCTGGACTCCAGCGACTTGCGCTGGTGCTCCATCACCGCGTTGAAGTTCTGCGGCTCGCAGAGCGCGGCCACCTTCTGCGCCAGCTGCTCCGACGTGGTATCTTCCGTCACCCTGCACATCTCGTGCTGGCTCGAGTACGGGCAGGCGTCCTTCCACCAGGAGCCGACGAACGCGGCGCCTATCGCGCACGCCTCCGAATACTTGAGGTCGCTCTTCGCGCGGTTGAACGGGTTGTCCAGCAGCGGGGCGATGTAGATGTCCGGCTCTATGCTCCTGATGGTCGTCGGGAACATGAGAGCATGCACTGGGTCGTGCCATACGATCTTGTCGGCCACGTCCCGGAACATCCAGGGAACCGGCCGGAACAGGTGCAATTCGATAGTTCCCGCCTCCACGGATTCCTTCAGCCAGTGAATCCACGGTCCCGCGAAGTCCCCGTTCTCGCCTTCCTTAAAATGGAAAACAGAGCCGCCGTAGAGCACCACCGGTTTCTTGATCTTCCTGGAAATCTTGCGGCGCCTCTCGCCGTACAGGTGCATCGGCAGGAAGTTAGGCACCACCTTCGCCTCGGTGCCGAACCTGTACTTCCAGCAGCTGGCGAGCCACGGGGTGCTCACGAACACGCCGTCCACCATTCCCATGGTTCTTTCGATGGTCTTGCCTGCACTGATAGTGTCGATTTGGGCCGGGTTGTAGTCCGGCGTGGTATGCACTCCGTCAAGGTCCCAGATCAGGTCGTCGTAGTCCAGGAACACCTTCAGGCCGAATCCAGGGCGTCGCCTGTACCTGTCGTAGCTCCGGACGATGGACGCGTGGTCCTCGTTCCATACGCGGTTGACGAGCACGGCCACCGTGTGCTTGAGGATGTACTCGTCCCTGATGGGTTCCGGCGAGCTGATGAACTCGAACTCTCCGGTCATGAAAGATTGCGCCATGTGGGAAAGTGCGCCACCCCTCAAGAGTGCGCACATGCCGCGGCCGTTGGAATGCAGGATGATGATGTTCTTTTTTGTAAGCATTTGATTGTCTCCCGTTCGTAGTCAAACTACACGCGGGAGGAAATCACCCCTCCACGATGGCGAGCTTCTTGACGTTGCGGCAGAGCATCGTCACCATCGTTTCGGCCTTCGTGGATTCCAGGAGCGAGGGCTCCGCAGTCGGCCTGACATAGTTTCTGCCCATGCCCACGAGAATGCACCCGGAGCTGTCCTTGACCGCATCGTTGCCGACGTGGATGCGGTCAAGGA